TGTATTTGCTCTGCAGCTCGTTAACGCGGTTTTTTGCCTGCTCCAGCAGACGCGCCTGCGCCGCCGTCGGCCGGTTAGTGGCTGAGAACTGCGTGGCAAGCTTCGCCGCTTCTTCGCGTGCGGCTTTAAGACTATTGCCGGTGACGGCCAGCTGCGCGCTTGCCTTGCGGAAACCGTCAATACGGCCCGCCTGGGCGTCCAGTTCTTTTAATCTTGCGCGGCTTTGCTGAATGGCGGTAGCCAGCTCTTTAGAACTGGCCTGCGCTGATCGGAATGGGCGGGTGAGTTTATCAACCGCATTTAGAATTACCTGCAAACGCAGGTTAGTGTCACTCATCGCTGGCCCCGCTTCTCTGAATCGCTTTATGCCGCCACTCCAGCACTTCGGTCAGCGGCATAACGTCAGTGACGGACGGCGGCCAGTGAAAAATGGTGGCGATATCAGCCACCAGGTCTTCTACCGTCAGGCTGTCGGCAAACCGGCAAGCACCGATTTCTTCAACAAAAAAGTGACCACCTCAACCGACAGCGCGGTGAGATCGGCGGGGTCCATTTCAGCCATTTCCTGAGCGGTCAGCGCGGGCGTGGAGATGCGGGGAATAATCGTCATCATCGCGCCGACGTCCATATCCATGATCGCCTGCAGACGGGTGCCACGCAGCGCGCCGGACTGCGGCTTGCGCAGCACAATTTCGGCAATTTCGGTTTTACCGCGTTTGATTGGGGTGTCCAGCTGTACGGTTTTTTCAGTCAGTTGTTCGCTCATTGTCGTTTCCTGTTAATAAGGTACTGGCGCGGCTGCCCGCGCCTTTAAAGTAGATCAGAGGCCCAGGGCGTTGCGGTGTTCTTCCATCAGGTCCACGCCATCAACGATTTCAATCATGTTGATCACATCAACCTCATAGAGAACCTCGCCGTTAATGGTCAGCTTCGCGTAGCTGTTGGTGCTGCTGACTTTTGTGGTGTTGCTCTCGCCGGTTTTCCATTCGCCGGAATCGACTTCTTTATGTCGCCCGCGCACAACCAGCTCAACGGCCTGCACTTCGCCGGTATCGTCACGCTGAATGGAGCCGGTGAAACGCAGCTGGATGCCGTCAACGGTGGCCTTACCCATCTGCTTGAATAACAGCAGTTCGGTGCCGCCGATTGAAAATTCCGTGTCCAGCGCGCCATCATCCAGCCCCAGATCAACATCCGCCGAGCCGGGCATACCGCCGCCGCGATACTTTTCAAACTTGCGGCCGAATTTAGGCAGGGTCAGGGACTCAACAATCCCCTGATAGTTATTCCCGTCGTTAAACAGGTTCAGGTGTTTTAACTTGCGTGGTAAAGCCATATTGTCCCCTTACGCGCTGACCTGGCTGGAGAAATCCAGCAGATACTGATCGGTGATGCGCTGGCGCAGCATCAGGTTTTCCAGAGGCGGTACCGGCGTATAGTCGTAATCGATAGTGAGCTTCCCGGCTTTCAGGGAATCTTTATCGTTTACGGACTCATCCAGCCAGCAGTCGGCACCGATGATGTAGCCCTGCGTTTTCAGGTTACGCAGTTTGGCGCGAATACCTTCGATAATGTCGCGGGCCAGTGACGGGTTAAGCACGCCATCCACCGCCCACATATGCGCTTCGGCGATGGTGTCAGCCAGTACCTGCGCGGTGCGGGTGTAGTTTTCAAAGGCAAAAAGTGGATCGTCACTGAGGCAACGGGAACCCCAGAAGCGGAAGCCGTCTTTGCGGATCAGCGTGGTGACATCGTTCTGGTTCAGCAGCCCCGCATCGGTTGCAGGGTCCTGCAAATCCCAGAACACATCGGCAGAAATGCCGGTGACGCCATTCACGCCCACGTTGGACAGGGATTTGTGCCAGCCGGTCTGCTCGTCAATTTTGGCACGCAGGCCAAGCGCACGGGCTGAGGCGTAAGCCGTCGCATCTGCATTCAGCACGGTGTCAAAACTGATGAAATCAGGCCAGATCAGCATCCCCTCGCGCTGGCTGAAATTAGCGCGGTAGGCAATGGCCTCCTCTACCGTTTTGCAGCCGTAGGCTGACAGATAGGCGAACCCGCGCAGACTCTGCGCCACGCTCAGCAGCTCAGTGGCAACTGCCTGCGTGTCGTGCCCCGGCACGCCAAGAATGCGCGGCTTAACGCCGAGCTGGGACTGCGCAGATAACAGCGCTTTCATCCCCGTTTTTTTACCGTCGGCTGTCACGCCGCCGATAATGTTGGAGGTTGTTTCCGCTTCGGTTTCACCCTGTGCAACGCGCACAACGACGGTCACGGGTTTAGCCTGGTCGGCAATTGCATCCAGCGAGCGGGCCAGCGTACCGGACTCGCCTGCTTTACCGCTGGCGGTCAGCACGTCGGTAAGCAGGACCGGTTTATTGAGGGGGAACACGGACGCATCTGCATCATCGCCGGTACAGACCATACCGACAATTGCCGTGCTTACTGTTGAAATAGGGCGGGTGCCATCGTTGACCTCAACGACACGCACACCGTGGTGATAATCCTGAGCCATACGGCGAACCCTCCGGTGTTTAGGTTTCGCCCTATGGTGAAGTGAATCAACTTTGTAGACAGCTTCGCTGCATTGTCCTGTTATCCATACAATGCCGCAGGGAATTTCCGGTAGAGTGTAGACATACCCACATCAAAAATTAATGCGACACGTTGCCGCGACTCTCCTGCTTCAAGCAGTCTCCCCGCCTGCGCCCATTGTTCCGCTGTGAGTTTTGGTCGCCTGCCGCCGATGCGCCCTTGCTGCCTGGCCGCTGCTAATCCGGCTCGGGTGCGCTCAACGATTAGCTCACGTTCCATTTCAGCAAGGGCTCCCATAACATGGAAAAAGAAACGCCCCATAGGAGTTGATGTGTCAATGCTATCGGTCAGGCTGCGGAAATTTATCCCTCTCCCGCGCAGGTCTTCGATTAGCGTAACAAGATGTCGCATGCTCCTGCCTAATCTATCCAGCTTCCAGACTACCAGCGTGTCACCTTCTGAGAGTGTGCGCAGGACCTTTTTTAGCCCTGGCCGTTCTGAGGTTTTTCCGCTCATTTTGTCCTCAAATATCAGCTCACATCCTGCGCACTCAAGCGCATTTCGTTGTAACGCTGTGTTTTGGTCATTTGTTGACACCCTCACGTAACCGATTTGCATGATTTTCGCCCTTAAAAAAGTGGTGAATGATGCCACCATTTTATCGAGCATGGTCATTTCGGACTGTACTGCAGAGAATGGCCAACACGGACAATTATGACCGTGGTGGATAAAAAACCTTCGTTTGGGAGAAGCGGCAAAACTCGCCGCAGCGAGCGGCGTTTTGTCTAATAGCGGCTGGGCGAAATTCCCATTAATCGGCGGTATTACGTTAATGGTGCAGTGGGGACGATGGGAGGGGGGTGTAACAAGCACTACTTATAAGTGTGATATAACTTTTCCCGTAGCGTTTCCTGCGGCCTGCTTCGGCGTCTATTCAAGCGCAGGCGTGAGGGCATCCGATTATGATTATGTGCCAATCTATAGAACTTTAAGGCAAGCTGTTTCAATCGGCTACCCAACGAAAACGGGTGTTAACGCTCAGTTTTTCCTTGACGATACTCTGCCTGGTAATTCTCGTATGTTTACGTGGTTTGCAATAGGGTTTTAATTTAATCCTGTAGCTAACCCGACTGTATAAAAATAAAGCCCTTACGGGCTTTATTTCACTCAGGCCAATTTTTTACTACGTAACCGTTGTTTACTGCCTCAATGAGAATCCATTGAGGTATCGCAGGCAACGCTATGTCCGGCCATCCCTCACTCTCAGGCCAAACTTTAAACTTTTGCCTTACATCCAAAAGTTCCGCTTGCTGCTCAGAGGTTAATAAAACATTGTTGATAGTGTAATCAGAAACAAGCATTCGATCTGTACTGACGATGAATTCATCCCGCAAAGCACGGGCGCGTGCCTGGATTTGTTCCGGGCTTTCTTCCACAATGGGAATATCAATCCAGATCGGAAAACCATCATATCCAATGCCACGCAATTTCCCTTCTGGTGGCGTCGCGGAAAATTCGCTAAAAACACTATCCTCCACTTCGATTAAATCATTAGGAAGACTACCTGCATTTACATAAGACTCCTTTAAAGCTACGGGGTAAAAAGCATTATTTGCAGGGCTAAACCAATAGTTCATAACGCACTCCTTAGTTTGAGACTCAGATCGTAAGTGCGGTTTTGTAAAATAATTATCTAGCTACCATGTGTGAGTAATCACACAATTTTTTGACGTCAGTAGCCAACAGCGAACCAGTAAACGCTACGTTCAAAAGGTTGCTGCACGCCGTTCACTGTTCTGGCGCACAAAGCAAACGCGCTGGTTTTATCCCTGATAAATCCATTAGTCATAGTTACCATGCTCACATCAGCGGAATCAGTTGTATGGGCCATTGCAACCAGGCATAAACCACCTACGGGAAATGCAATTGGGAATTTAAAAGAATAATTACTCGCACCGGTTAAAAGCCCCCACTGCAGCAGCATTTTTTTGCCGCCAGAAACGGGAATATATAGCCAGCCATTAGCACCGATCTGGGCGGTGGCCGCCTCCATTTTTGCCGCTTCTCCCAAACGAAGGTATTCGATAATCCCATCAGCTGTCTTTCCTGACAAATTTGTCAGCGTGCTATCAAGAGGCTGTTTGCCTGCGAGGGCATTTGTCATGGTGGTTGCAAAGTTAGGATCGTTTCCTAACGCCGCCGCCAGCTCGTTCAGGGTATCAAGCGCCGCAGGTGATGAGCCAACAAGCGCAGCCAGAGCTGATTTTACGAAAGCAGTAGTGGCAATTTGCGTATTGTTGACAGTCTGCGCAGCCGTGGGCGCCGTCGGCGTTCCGGTCAGGGCAGGGCTTGCCAGTGGGGCTTTCAGTGCAAGCGCGTTAGTAATAGTGGTGCTGAAATTAGGATCGTTGTTGATAGCCGCAGCAATTTCTTTCAGCGTGTCCAGCGTAGCAGGGGCACCATTCACCAGGGCGATCAGAGCCGCCTGCACAAACGCAGTCGTGGCAAGCTGAGTGGTATTGTTACCTGCAGCTGCAGTCGGGGCTTTTGGGGTGCCGGTAAACGTCGGGCTGGCTTTTGTCGCATATTGCGTATGCGGATCAGCTGCAGCAAGATGCGCCGCCATCAGCTCATCGACATACACCTTCAGTTCCAGGACCTTGTCATCAACATATTTTCGGGTAGCCAGCACTACGGACGGATCAATTTTCAGCGTAATGTTATCGGTGCTGCTGGTAATCAGTACCATGCGCACTGTCTGCGTGCGGCCGCTTCCCTCTGCCAGCTGCGGCTTATAGCTCTCCGGGCAGTTGCCCACTGCGATCAGCGCGCCCGTTTCATCAAACAGCCCAACCTCACGAATCCACCAACCGCCCTCAGTTTCAGGAATCACCTGCTCAGCAATAATCTGGCTGCTGTTCTGCGGATCGATGTAAAGCATGTTCAGGTCAGCGCGCCGCTTTTCGGAAACTAGCTTCGTCTGTTGTGCGCTGGGAGTTGGAAGCACGCCGCCGCCATCCCCCACCGCCATCTGGGTAATTTTCAGCGGCACACCGAGCGCGGCAGCGCTTGCCAGTTTCGCCGCGCCAATATCCGTCAGCAGGGTATAAAATTTTGCGCTCATGGGTTCACTCTCATTGTGTCAATAACATGGACAGCGCCGCCCTCGTAGGCAGTGCCACCGGAAATGATGGTTTCGTTGATATACGGGTAAATCGTGATTTCTTCGCCGGTATAAGTGGCAGCCCCAACAAAATATGGTCCGCTCGTCTGCAGGTTTATGGACATGCCGATCAGATGCCGACTGCAGGGTTTGGCATCACCAATCAGGCGCTCCAGCTCCAGATAGGTTTCCTCTGTTATGCCCTGGTCCTGCACCCCAATATCTAGGCGAAACGTGCCCGGCGCCTCGCCGGTCTGCCACCATTCAATAATGCGGATCAGAAAGCCGAACGGCTCCACCACACGCCGCACCGCGCTGGTTGTGCCCTTGTGCTGATGGATATAGAAAGCATCCTGCACCACGCGGCGCTTCACACTCTCCGCCCATCCTTCATCCCAGCGATCAACCGAAAAGGCCCACGCCAGATACGGCAGAAACTTGACCGGGCATGTTGCCGGATTCCATAAATCCCGCAGCGGCACCTGCAGATCGGAAATTCCGCTGCAGGTCTGGGCAAGTCGGCGCTCAAGCGCCGATGAACCAGGAGGAAGCAGACTATTCATCCGTTCCCCCGTTGGTTACGCTCCATTCCGTACATGAAGCGGCTTGTGTCTTATCCAGCACCACATCAGCAAGCGGCGAGGCCAGTTCAACACGCTGCACACCTTCAACATGCAGCGCGGCATAAATAGCACTGCGGCGAATATCACGCCCCAGCCTCGTCTGGCTGGCGATATATTTCTGCAGGCTGGCTTTTGCCGCCTCCATCACCGGCTCAGCTTCTGGCCCAGGGTAAAGAAAGATCGTCGCATCCACGCTGTACGGAATAATTTCAGCGCTGCGCACCGTCAGACGGTCAGCAACCGGCCGCACGTTCTCACTGTTAAGCGCCTGTTCAACCACGGCCAGCAGATCCGCCGCTGCCGTTCCGTCGCCCTCACGGCTCAGCACGGTAAGCACCACCTCCGCCGGTGCCGGGCTGGTTGCGCTGGCGTCAGCCACTCGCCCGTCGGCGCTTTTAGCGTGAAACTCATAGGCCGCCGTCGGCCCCGCCACGGACAGCCCCTCAAATGCAGCAGGAACACGCAGGCGCAGCGCCTCATCACTTTCCATTACCGCTGCGACCGGCGGCACCGCGTCGTTATCCGCAGGTGTAACCGTCAGCCGCTTCACGTTGTAGTTCGCCGCCATCTGATCGAGATCGCCGCCAATTGCATAAGCCACCATGACCGCCTGCGCCGCCTCGTTAATGCGCTGGCGCAGGAGGATTTCACGATACGCATTTTCCTGCAGGAGCTTGGTCACGGGTTCAGACTCCAGCTCAAGCGTGCGCCTTACCGCGTCCTGCTCGTCTGCCGGATAAAGGGCCATAAACGCGGCTTTCCGTTCGTTTAGCAGCGTTTCAAAATCCGGCACATCCACTATCTGCGGGGCGGGCAGCTGGGAAAGGTCAATGACTGCCATTGTCTGCTCCTGTTGATACCGAAAGTGAAACCGGCGCGCCGTTATCACGCTGCCCGGTAAGCTCAACCACCATCGAACCATCAAAACTGCTGTCTATGGTGATGGAATCCAGGGTAAGCCGTGGCTCCCAGCGACTCAGAGCCACATAGACCGCAGACATTACCTGCAGGCGGAGCGCCGGGTTCTGCGGCTGGTCTATCAGTTCAGA